TTATGGGGAGATAACGCTACTGAATACCTTGCGGGTAGATTAGAGAGTGTCATTACCTATAATCAGATGAAGGTTCTAATAGATAGCCTGAAGGGGGAAAGTAATGCCTGATTTACTAACCGAGATTGAAGACCTAGCAAGACTAATCCTGTCCTACGATATGACAGCCAAGCCTGAAGGGGAGAATGCGCCAGATGAAAAAGCAATTTAGTGTGACTTATGAAACCAAAGGGGTCAAAATTGTAAACGTTACCTTGCCAGAGGGCGAGGAATTGCCCGCAGATTGGGATAGCCTGACTATGAAACAGCGTGACGAGTGGCTTTATGATAACCAATATTCGGCTCACCTTATTTGGACTGACGAACACGAAGGGGAAGCGGTAAACATCCTGCCAATTACCCACCTAAAGGCAGTAGTTTGAATCGAGAATGGCACAAGGACGCGCTTTGCGCTAACGAGGCGAGTGATTTCTGGTTCTATGAAATGCCAGTAGGGGGGATGCTCCCCGCTCACATCAAAAAAGAAATTGAAATTGCTGTTAAAATTTGCGGTGATTGCCCTGTTAAATCTCAATGTCTAGAGCAAGGTCTAGAACGTGAGAACCTAATCATTGGCTCAATCTGGGGTGGACTTGTGTTCCGCGACCGCCAGTATCTAGCCAACCAAAGAAAGGCGAGCAAATTAAATTAAGACTAATCATAACTGGAGTTCTTGTTCTCTTGCTGTTGCTCATAACAATAACGGAACGAGAACGAGAAAGAAGATTCAATCCACCACCCGTACAAACTCAAGCCACAATGGACGAGAAGGCAGCGAATAAAGTTATGGCTAAGATATATGCCAACGCTGGTTGGGGTTGGAAGGGTGAGCAAGCCAAGTGTTTGGTAAAACTCTGGACTTTAGAGAGTCGTTTCGACCATTTGGCTAAGAACTCTAAAGGCTCTAGTGCCTACGGCATAGCGCAACTATTGAAAGAGAAGAGCAAAGAGCCAGCGATACAAATTCTGCGGGGGCTGCGTTACATCGAACACCGCTACGACAATCCTTGTAGGGCTTATCGCGCCCACCTGCGCAAGGGCTGGTATTAATGTTTGACTTACGGGGTAAACCGATTATGACCTGTGTCTGTGGTTGTAAAATGTTTATCGTAACTGTAATGTGGGACGAAGAAGAAAGAAACGTAGGCTGGTATGATTTAAAGCAGGAATGTAAGGAGTGTGGGGCAATTAGCACCGCACCTACTGAGATAGATTGGAAAGATTAATGCCTGAGAAAAAAGTTGGAAAGTTTTGGATTAGTTGGGGTAGAACAAGTGGTTTTTCTTTAGGATTTGCGATTGATAAGTACCACTGGTCTATTGACCTAGGTTTCTGGTATATAGGACAGGAATATTAATGCCAACATATGAGTATCGTTGTCATAAATGTCTTTCACTTACAATTTTAAATCGTAAAACGGAGGAACGAGATGAGGAAGTCAGTTGTCCTTGCGGGCAAAATTCAAGCAGGATATATTCAACACCAGCAGTGAAGTTTAAAGGCTCTGGTTTCTATTCGACAGGTGGGTAATCAAGTGAACAAAGTAATAGAGCAACAGATTAAAGAAGAAGAAATCTGGGACAACTTTTATTCAGAATTCTCAGAGGCTATGTATGTTGACCCAGCAGAAAGTACACCAGATGAAACCAATGCTTAAGAAATTGTGGGAAGAAACTAAACCAGCGTTAATTCCCTTACAAATCTTCTTCGGGTTTGCGTTGGCTATCTACTTCATTACCTTTCTTGTTTGGCAAATCGGAATCTGACCAAGGTCTAAAGCCACCAATTTTATTAATAAGTTTCTTGATGGCACGCTTGTGGCGCATACGCGCTGTGTCTTCTGAACCTAGTTCCATATCTTCAGCAATCACACCAAAGTCTAAGCCTTCGGCATAGCGTAGAAACAATAACTTCCTATCATCTTTGGTTAACTTGTAGTATCCGTAGTCAACTTCAATCATCATTGACATTAAATTGCCACCCTCTGAGGGGGCTGAAGGTCGCCCAGGACGTCCGAGGTTTAACTTATGGGTTACACCCCACTCAGCACGCAATACCATTGGCAGTAAGGCTTCAACCATATCGGCTTCATAATAAAATACATCCGATACTTCATAGCCACCAGACTTAGCCTTCCACTTCTGGCAGTAGTCGAGTGCTTCGTTACGCAGTGAACGATAGATTAAATTCTTGGCGTCCTTCGGACCGATTGCTTCCCAAGTATCTAGTTTGTTTGGGTGTTCAACGAACCACTTGTACAGGCACTGACGAATGTCTTCTGATTCAATGCTGTCAAACTTCTTATGATACTCATACGCAACAGCGTCAACTACATATTGCCAAGGTTCAATACGTTCCCAGTTCATTATGCTATTGTCACTTCCTGTATTTGCGATACGGGTACACGCCATCCATCAATGTCTGCTTGATAATATTCTTCAGTCATATATTCATCCGCGTTGAATGAACCATAAATTTCTACTGTTGAATAATATTCTTCATCTAGTACTTTAACCCCAAAGATTGTACGACCTACATCTTTTTTCCAAAATGGAATTTCGCTACGTGTTCGTACTGTTCTTACTTCTACATTGCCAACATCTGGTATGTTCTTGCGTTGCTTGTGGTATTCATTTGGATACCAAGGAACAGACCATTGTAAATTATATGTACGTGCCACTGCCCATTCAGCAATGTTGGCTCTGATATTGGCATTAATTTCAGGTTCTAACTTACCCAATCGCTTACCTGCTGCGTAATTAGGTCGGTCTGTTGAACCAAACTTAGTAAGCCAACGTTCGATTGCTAAGTTAGCGCATACTCTTACTTCATCTTTGGTTAAAGTTACTATCATTATCCCACTTGCCTCTTAACACTAGAAGCCCAATGACCCCATAGTTAGCCAAATCCTTAAAGGAATCTTCAAGGGGTTCGTTCTTTGCTACTCTATTGTTGTCAAACAGGTTGTTGATTCGTGCTAATTTGTCCCACATACGTACGCGTAAACCATTGATGGCTCCGCCTGGGGATTGAGATATATTCTTTGGACCATAGTCATAGTGCTTTGCGATAAGCAAGTCACCAAGTTCCTTCATTACTGCTCGGACATCATCTTCGAAGTAAGCAGAGGAATTAAGAGTGTTACTTGTAGGTCTGACCCCATCTTCTCCGTCCGTATTATTTTCAATCCTTGGTCTGCTAAATGACGAATAATCTGCCATACTTCTTCACTCTCCGCCCTGTTCATCTTCGGTTTCCTCTGATAGTAGTCGCTGTAAATCACTGTCAAAATTCTGAAAAGCGGAATTGACAATCATATCCTCAACTAACTCATCCACTAGGTCGTAACCATTCTCTGATGCAAATAGTGTAACATATGTAGATTGTGTAATTAGTCTGATTTGTCTTGAATCTTCTGCATTGTTAAACATAAATCTTAATAAAGAACCCAGCATTAATTTAAAACCATTGGGAAGAATGTAATATGGGTCGAACTCTTCATCCTCTTCCAGCATATGGTCAACCAATGCAAACGAGTCGTCAAAAGTTTCACCACATTCGTGGCAATGGTTATGCGGGTCCTTGTCTGTCACACTATTCCAGCCTTTTCCTTAATGTATGCTGCTCCGTATTTGACATACGCTGAGTTGACATCTTCGCCATCTGGCAGTTGCACAATAGTAACGGGGAGTTCCCTAGCCAGTGAGCGTGCGAACTCTGTGCCTGGTTGGTCGCCGTCTGCAAAGACGAAGACTCGTTCGAAATCTGCGAGTAATCGCGTGTAATGTTTCTTCCATGAATTAGCACCAGGCACGCCCACACAAGGAATCCCCACACAGGAAGAAAGAGTAATAGTATCAAGTTCACCTTCACAAACTCCAATCCAATCACCTGCCCTTTCAACATCTAGTACGTTGTACATTTTTGTTTCAGCACCAGTCGTGCCCATATACTTTGGTTCAACTGCTGGGTTAAGCGAACGAAAACGTAAGTCAACCACACCAGTTTTAGTTACATAAGGTATAGAAAGTCTACCCTTGAATGCTTCGTGCCCAATCTCAGGCTCCGCGACTACGCCTAATGATGCCAGACGTGCTATTGCTATTGAAATTCCCCGATTTTTTAGGTAATCTTCCGCCAGATAAATGTTTTCCGCGTAACGTTGGGTAGCCAGTCCCAGCAATTCTTTCTGCGATGCGCTTTGCTTCATTGATGTTCACACCTTCTTGACTTGAAACGATTTGCACGCTGTTACCTTGGACGCCACAGGCGAAACAAATGTAGATATTTTTGTCGAGGTTTGCACTGCCACTTTGGTGAGTGTCAGAATGAAAAGGGCACTTGAGGTTGACCTGTCCGTGTGTTGAGCGAAGAGTCGCTCCGTAGTGTATAAGTATTTCTCTGATACTAGGTAAGTCGTTGTCATTTTTTATCACCATAACCTGCCCCCCGTAATAAAATTACTGCGTCTTCTAACCTAAGTAAACATACCCAATCGGATATACTTTTTTCTCCTTGCCCATTGAGCCGTAAAACTACAACACCAAGGTCTTTACCATTTGCTCTTTCTTTTAATTGCGATATAGCAGACGCAGGATTGAAGCCCGTACGCGCCTTGACTTCCCAATCAATGCCCAGAGTGCCAGTGACATCAGAGCCACTACGCCCCGCGCCCGTACTCTCGGCATATGGGAACCCATTAAGTGCCAAGTACTCTGCAAGTACCTTTTGACTTCGGTATCCTCTATGCTTCCTGCTTTGTGATGCCACTTAAGAAGCACTCTTATCCCCACGGAGGATACGAATAGCCCACTCCATACCAACAACTAAACCATCAGTCCACTCATCGGTAGTAGGAATCTTTGCTGCTTCAATCTTGTTAATATATTTCTGAAGTTCTTCTTTAGTCTTAAGCATTATCATTTGACGCATCTCTTGCGTGATATCGTCTTCTTCTTCTCTTAGCATTTATCCACCATTCTCTGGTATGTCATCCATAAACATATACTCAGGGTTAAATGATAGCCAACAATTCAGGTTTGCGTTGGCATCGGCACGCCCATATCTATTCTTTACTGGAGCCACAGCCATAGAAGTCCCGACAACACCAAGGGTACAGATAAGAGCAGGTAACTGAGCAACTTTACCTTGAAGGGCAGAACGAGGCTGGCAAGGATTACCAAGGACCGCTTCAGAAGTATGATGTAGAACAATAATCCCAGCATTAGTAGAGCGAGCAAGATATTTTAACTCCTTCATTATGGCACGCATTGATGCAAACTCTTCGCCGCCATCGGTGGCTACATCCATCAGGTTGTCTACAAAGATTACCGTAGGTGGGCAGCCCCACATTTCTTCAAAGGCTGCTACTTCTTCATCTATATCTTGTAGGGTGGGGCTTGATTCAAATGACCAAACAATATGTGAACCCCTTGACAGGATTGCCTTTGTCCAACCGTAGTCTGAATTCATTAGGTACTCAACATCAGTTTGATTCTTACCACTAATCATTGATGCTAGGCGCATAGCCATAGTGTGAGCATTAGTATCAGCAGAGATATATAAAGTTGGAACCTTCATCTTGAGGGCTAAAGCCAGTGCTAGAGTGGACTTTCCCACACCTGGAGTGCCAGCGAGCATAGATACTTCTGCTCTTCTAAATATAATTTTGTTAGATTCAAAAGCCTTAAAGCAATGTGGTAAGGGTTCGCCACCTATATCTTGACGTCCGATAGAACGGACAAGCGTTCTCATCTATATTCTTTCATAATCATCCTCTGTCTTAAGTTAGAAAGAGGGTTACTAGTCACCTTCCCCAATAACTAATAACCCTCTAACCAATTCTATAGCATTGTGTCTTGTATTAGTTCTGCGGTTTGCATTGGTTCAGAGTTCCCTGCGGTGTTGGGCAAGCCCAAAACGCGTAAGGTGCTCCCGTCTTGCTGCTCGTTCCCGAACGGAATATCCGTGGACCGTGTACGCAAGTTGGAGTTGTTGTAGCCACTGGTGTAACGAACTGAGCCGCTGGCGGGGCGGTTACGAAGGATGGAGAGGGCGGCGTGACGGGAATTGAAGGGGTGGTCACCAAAGGGGCTGCCGTGTAAGCACCGATAATTATCTTGCTTGTTGCAGCAATCTGCGTTGAGTAATCAGAAATGCCTTCTAGTAATACACTCAGTTCATCTGATGTATTTGCGCGGATATTAATCAAGTCACCATTCGGAGCCTTGACTGATACTTGTAACTTCCAGTCTTCTACTGACATAGTTTATTTTCCTTTTGTGAATTGGCAATGTTCTGTGAGTCCACAGAAATTACACGATTGTAGGTTCGGTAGAAATATACCAGCCTTGCGTGCTTTGTCAAAGCCATCAACAAAATACTCAAGCGTGTCCTTGGTATATCTACTTAGGTCAATCATCTCTCCTGTCCCAGAGTCGCGTGACATCCAGTAGTTTCCGAGATTTACTTCCACTCCTAACATCATCTCAACGCCTATTTTATAGAAGCCAAGTTGAAGGTCAGAGGTTGGTCGTGCGCGTGATGTCTTTAAGTCAACGATAACTAACTTACCATCTACCTCAAAGATTCTATCAATAAACATCTTCGCTGGAACACCAGCAATGATGGGATTCAACTCTAACTCGATAGCCTTGACACCTTGTGGGGTAGTCCAGATTTTCCAGTTAGGATTGTTCTTGCGCCATAGGATGTAGTTATCCACCCATACGGAACCATTGTTATTCCACCAAACAGCATCTTCTTTGTTTGGATTATCTTTAGTAACACGCCCTGCTTTGCGGGCGGTAGCAAAATCTAAACCTTGAGTTTCTTTAGTCCAAGCCTTAGTCCATAGTTCATTAGTCATTTTCTAAATCCCAAAGTTCGGCTGCATGGTGAAATGCTCTTCCACCTGCTGACCAGATTGATGGTTGCTCAGGTAGTTGTAACAATCTGCCTAGGTAGTACTGATAACCACAGGTTAAGAATGTTGTAAATGCTGAATAAGATACGTGTTCAGGTAGTTCGTATGAATCTAATTTAATCATCAGAGTCAAGCATATCAACCAAGTAATCTACTTCTTCGCGTAGTTCCTTAACTGATTCAGTTAGAGCATAGATAGCATCATCTAACTCAACAAGCCAATCAACAGTAACTTTGTCGTGATTTTTTTTGAAAAACATTTGTTCTCCCATCATAGTAGTTATAGATAGTCCTCCTTTGGAGGACAGGAGGTGACTCAACAAAGGAGAACTATCTAAGATTAGATTATCATATATTTAATTGTTATCTATATTCCCCCTGCGGGAAACTAGATTTAGGAAATGCCCCCCTACCCCCCATAAAAATTATGGTGGTAGAAAGTGCTCATCTCCTGCGGTTAAACCGTCATTGAGGTTTCGCCCCCACCCCTTTCGGAGTGGCGTAACCATACCACAAATCCTGTGATAGTCTGCGACACGCAGTAAGACGCGACTGCATTTGTAGGGAAAAGCAAAAAGAACCCCCCTTCCCAGTAGTGATACCAGGTTGGGGGGTCTTCTCGTCTTATAACCGCCTTAGAAGGCGTATAAAGGGTATATCTGGGTTACTTTGAACCCTTGCCGAACTCAGGTGCTGACTTGTCAAGAGCCTTCAAAATAGGTCCAACTAGACCAGCGACAAATGCTGTAGCCAATACCTTAGGGTCGTGCTGTCCTGCTGTGTAAAGTGCTACGGCTGCCGCCGCTGCTGCACGTACATAAGACAAACCGATTTGCTTTAACTTTTTTACATCTATCATTGTTACTCCTTAGGACTTAAAGACTGGCTTGCCGAAACCAACAATGGTTACAGCCTGAGACTTTCTCAACTTTGAGCCGTTCTTCTTCTTGTAAGCGCGTACCTTCAGGCAGACTTCTCCGCCATTGCGTTGGTCGCCCTTCTTGTCTGGGGCAGTATTGCCCTCAACACAAGTCACTGTTCCGTCACCATTGTCTTTTACCACAATCCCAATATGTGAGATTCTATCTACACCATCATTAGGAAAATCAAAGAACACGATGTCTCCTGGAAGTGGCATAGCATCTGCTGCCTTCTCCCACTGGTTCTTCTTAACAAATGCTGACGCACCTGCTGGGGTGTATACACAGTTAGGAACTTTAAGTTTAACTTCGTTAGCACACCACATAACAAATGACCCACACCAAGGTGCGTAGTTAGCCTTTGTAAATGCGCCATACTTTGTTTCGTTTTCTTTTGGTCCTTCAATAACACCAATTTGAGATTTTGCTGTTTCAATAAAGTCAATACGTTGACCCATTAGTTACTCGCTTTCTTGTCCACCTTAGCGAAGGCAGCGTTGATTTCGTCCGCTGTCAGGCTTCCATCATTTAGGAAGAAGCGAGCAAGAGCCTCAAGTACACGGGCACAACCAAGTGCACCTGCTAGTACTGCTGCTTGCCATACTTCAATACCAACCAATGAGCCAGCACCGATTACACCGAGAGCCTCTGCTGCGATAACAGCAAAGATTCTCATTATTACATTTTTAAATGTGACCACTATTCATCCTTTGGGTTACGTAGTTTGAATGTTACTGACCATACAAATAGGGCAGCAATGATTGAGTAGCCAACTACTGTCTTGGCTGAACCTTCAAGCACTACCCAAGCGATGAACATTCCAAGGAGTGTCCATAGTTGATTTGCTATATCTGATAAGAAGTTCTTCATTATGGTTCTCTCCTATAGGCGGCTAGAGCGGCAGCACTTGCTGCTGTGGTTGCGATATTTCCAGCAATGACTGCTGCGATTACTACCTTCTCTGACTTTTCCCGAACTTCGGGAGTCATATCCGCCCCTACATTTCCAAGCGCAGCCAAGGCTGCTGCTGGGTTAGTGAACAACTCAGATACAAACTCTGATGGATTCTGTAATAGTTCAACTTGAACTGCTACCTCTGCTGTAATTACTACACCATTGTCCAGTTCAACTGGAGTCTCTGGTGGTAAGTCTTTGTATTCAATTCCCGCTTCAGCCAAAGTTTCTGTAGTGATTGCATCTCCGCTAGTGATAGCGTCTGCTATCACAGCAGCAACAATCGCTTGAGTTTCCTCTTCAGTTACAACTCCATCAGACTTAGCATCATCAACAACTTGTACGGAATCTTGTACAACTTTTGTTGGCTCAGGTGTAGGAGTAATTGGAACAGGTACGACTACTGGCTCAGGCTTTGGGGGTGGAGCAGGAGTAGGTGCTGGCGTAGGTATAGGCTTTGGCTTTTCCTCTTCGGCTTTTTTCTTTGCTTCTTCTTCAGCCTTGATTCTTTCTTGCTCTGCCTTTATACGTTCTTGCTCAGCCTTAATGCGTTCTTCTTCAGCACGCTTAGCCTCTTCTGCTTGCTTCTTGGCTTCTAGTTCGGCAACGCGTGCCTTCTCTTCGGCAATCTTTGCTTTCTCTTCAGCAATCTTTGCTTCGGCTTCAGCCTTAATTCTTTCTTCTTCTGCCTTCTTAGCATTCTCTTCTGCTATGCGAGCATTCTCTTCTGCTTGCTTGCGAGATTCTTCAGCAATACGGGCATCTTCTTCTGCTTGCTTCTTGGCATCTTCAGCAATTTTGGCTAAAACTTCAGCCAAAATTCTATCTGCCTCAGCAATACGGGCA